CGAGAGCGCCTCGTTCACAGCCCGATTCCAGATCGGCCCAAGCCGGGGGTTCGCGGCCCGCCACTGCTGGATGTGGTTCTTAACCTCTTCGTCTGTTCCGTCTGCACCCATTGCACGCATAGATACCAGCCCTCCGCCGTACCCCAATGCGAGTACGGCGACTTTACCTTTTTGGCGTAGGGCGCGGGCGGCCTCGTAGTCCACGCCAAACATGCGGGCCGCGGTCTCTATGTAAATATCGCGCCCGGCTCGGAAAGCATCTAGCACCCACTGTTCACCTGCCAGCCACGCCAAAACGCGGGCCTCAATCGCGCTATAGTCGCATACCGTGAACGGTCCTACGAACATGGAGCGCACTAGCTTTTTGAGGTCTTGCGCCGTAACAGTCTCGCCGATTACAGTACGGGTAGCTAGTTCTACCGCCTCGGTGTCGGTTTTCGCCGAATCACGCGCTAGGTTTTGGAGCTGTACACCTTGACCGCTCCAGCGGCCCGTGTGCGCACCGAAATAGCGGAAAGAGCCGCGTAACCGCCCGTCTTCACTACAGCGGCGTAGGGCCGCGTCGTATTTGGACGCGGTGGTTAGCGATGTGTCTTGCCTCAGTTCCAGTACCCGGCGCGCGGTCGCCGGTAGGCCGCCGATTTTTAGGAGGTCTCGGACGGTTTCGGCGCGTATATCTTCCAGGGTTTCTAGCGCCGGGTGGGGTTGTTGGTTTAGCCAGGTTAGGAGCTGGTTGCGTGAGTTGGGGTTTGCCACGCCGGTGGTTCGCCCAATTTCGGCTAGGGCGTGGGCTTTCACGTCGCCGTTGGCTTCTGAGGCGGCGGCGGCCAAGGCCAAATCGGTTTTTATGCCTCGGTCGTTTATGCGCGCATCGGCGCACCAGATTTTAAACTCGCCTACCGCAAAACCGCCGTGACGTTTGGTGAGTTCGCGGCGAACCTGCCCTAGTACTACCACATCCTGAACACAGTAGGTTTTGAATAGCTCCCAGTCCTCGGGCTTGTCCTCGGGCCGGGTGCGTAGCCCGGTTCGTGGGTTTGGTTTGGAGAAGAGGTTAATGAGCCGTGTGCCTGCGCTGTCCTTATGCTCTACCCCTAGCGCGGGTGCCAGGCGTTCTAACTTTTGGGAGTATCCCCAATTAGCGGCGATTGCCTGTGTATCCTGCCAGTGTTCAGGGTTCAGGTATTGCCCGGTGGGTAGCCCGGCTAGGCGTGAGAAGCAGATGCGTTCAAAGTTCGCGTTATGCGCGGTCTTCGTTACTGCATCATCCCACAGGCCGGGGATTCGTTTAATTTCCTCAGGGTCGGTTGTGATGCGCACGGGCGAATCATCCGCGGAGTAGGCGGCCATGAGGATACGAAAACTAGGGTGCTCCGTGTAGGCGTAGACGCCTACTTTCTGCAAGTCCAACTCGCAGTAAGTCTCTATGTCGATGTCTAGGTTCTGCATGTTGCTGTGGGCCGGGGTTGTTAGCCCCGGCCCGTTGTTACCTTTCCTGGTTTAGATTTCGTTTTCGGCTACGATGTTCCAAAACTCGGCTTCGTCTACCTTGACGCTAAACCCGTCTTCGTAGTCCCCCAGTACGGCGTCTGCGATTACGTCGATGTTGTAGTTTTCGGCGCTTGCGTCCCCGGCTTCGATAGCCTCTACGATTTCGCGGTTGATTGCTTCGTTGCGGTTGGTGTAGGTAGCCATTTTGACTACTTCCTTTCTCTTTGGTGTTCGTTACCGGGGCTTTCTTCCTTTCCCCGATAATTCAAGTGTACAGGGTTTGTATTCTTGAAGCAACTCAAAACCATGATTTTTATTGTGAACTATGACACGCAAGAAGCCCCGGCGCTTTCCACACGCCGGGGCTTCGACCACACAAACACGGTTCTGAACTACAGGGAACCTACCACGATAACGCCCGTGGCGTGCGTTCGGGTCTACTAAATCAGTTCTTCTTCAGTATCCCCCAAATCGTCAAACAAATCATCCGCCTTGGCCGGAGCACCGCCCGCGAACGATTCCCCGTCCTTGGTTTTCTGCACGGCGACAATTTGGAAGCTCACGCCCCGGTTTCCGCTAGTGTTGTACGCGAATGCGTCGATAGCGGCGCGTGCGTACACACCGGAATAGATTTCGCGCGGGTCGATAATCTCGTTGCGTGCGCGGTCTACCACCATAGGTGGGTAATTAGCCCCGGCGCGTGTTGAGATGTACCAGCATCCTTCGTATTCGGGCCGGTCGGATTCGTCACCGTCACGTAGAGTGTCGTTCCACGCCTTAGGGATTTTACCCCCAAACTTGGAGTCTTTACCCTTCTCAAGGGCGGCCTGTTGCGCCTTGCGAATCTTTCCCACTGTCGCCGCGTCTGATTTCGGAATGACAAGGGTAACGGAGTATTTAGGTTCGTCACCGGAACCAGGGTTAGCGTAAGGCTCGAACAGGTGTGCGAATGAGAGGCGTACCTCGCCGGTAGTAATACGGGTGCTTGCGTTTGCCATTCTATTTACTTCCTATCGTTTTAACTAGTTAATTGTTGGGTTTGACGTGCGGTTTCACACGTACTGGTAGATGCTCAGTTCATCATCTGGTGCGAACCTGATGCCGTAGTAGGAGTAGAACGCATCTACGGTTTCGGCTAGGAGCCGCCCGCCTTGACGGATTCGGTCTAACGCGTCTGGCTGAAGCCCCGCGATGGCGCACATATTCTCATTGGAGGGGATTCCGTGCACCGCCTTCCAGCGTGCCAGGGCCTCAAAATCAATTGTCACATCACGTTTCATCAGTGAATAACTCTTCTACTTCCTGTTTCTTGCTGATTGCTTTGCGCCGGTCGGATTCAGGCACTAGTGACGGGCGGCCCTCGGTGAGCTGTAGCGCGTCGCCTAGCACCTCTGGCAGGTTCTTCTTACCAACCAGCCTATCTAGGTCTGTTACACCGGCCATTTTCCTAGTGGTGAATTGGGATTCGTCGTACCCGGCGGCCTGTAGCCGCTCGGACGCCGCATCCACGTCTGCTATCACCCGGCGGTAACCTGAACGCACTACCTTCCAGCCGGGGATTGTTTCACCCCGCTCGTAAGCCAATTCTAGGGATGTTTCTTCCATGTGCTTTACCCATGATTTGATTTCTCCCAGGCGCGCCAGGTACCCGGCGCGGTCTTCCAGAGAAATAATGTTCGGGTCTGCGTCGAAGGCTACGGCGGTTATGGACTCAGCGCGGGGTTTGCAGATACCGGCGGCGGGGCAAAACTTGCAAGCGCTCTCACTCGGCGCAAACTCTGTGTTTTCGCCGGTGAGGGCTTTTAGTGCCGCCGGGCGTGCTACCTTATCGCGCCACGCTTCCAGGTCTTCAACCGTGATTTCCCACGTGTCTATGTTGTTGATGCGTGGCTGGAACACGGTCATTTTTACCCGACGGGTCTCTTCCAGCATGTCACGGTAGGCTCGCAGCGCCCCTAATGCGTAGAGCATGAATTGTGGGTTTTCGACGGGGCTAACCTCCACGCCACGGCCGTATTTCAAGTCAATTACGTGTATCAGGTCGCCGCGAATAATTACGGCGTCGCTGGTGCCCCAACAGCCTTTGATACCTGTGGCTAGTCGCTGTTCCAGCAGTAGCGCGCCGGTGTCGCCTTTGGCCTCTGCGAGAACGTCAAGGTACCACGCCACATAATCTTGCATGGCCTCGTATTCACGCTCTGTGGCGTCTAGGTCGCCACCTAAATGTTCTAGCAGTTCGCCGTAGACTTTTTCAAGGTCTTTTTTTCATGGTAAGACCTCTTAGAAAGTTGACTCTTCCGTATTTAGTTTGATGGAAGGGAGGTTGAGAAAAGAGTAAAAAAAGAAAACCTATTTTGGGAAAGTAATTTCCGGTTCCTATCCTGAGCTTTTTCTGGTAAAATCTAAATAAGTGATGCCTTACTAGAGATGGTTAGCTTCCCAGTCTATCCGACTGGAGTAGTTTTGTCCAATCTTTTTATAGCATAAGTTCTCTTGTTTTGAGAATCATGCCTTCTAATTCATTTTAGCTAGTTTGGCACTTGACCATTTTCATGTTGTGGGGAATATATGATAGGGACCCGGCAAGGACTTGATTATGAGTCGCTTGATAGCCTTTCGTTCTAGGGATATGATCAATCGATTCTTTTATTAAGTTTAGTTGAAAATGAGAAGGAGATGGTCTTGTTTGACTAACGAGAAGTAGACCATGTATATTTGTCACCAGAAGGGATGAAGTTTCCTTGGGACCGGTTTGCTAGTTCTTCATCAGATAAGAAGGAAAATGTAAATGAATAAAAATGTATTTAGAAGATCATTAGGGATTTGGTTATTGGTGATAGGATTGCTGGTTTATAGCTATTTTCAGGCAATACCAGGTTTACATTCCCTTGAGCCTCCTCAAAAATTGTATAAGCAAGGCTTCGTTTATAAGTCGAAAGATAGTGAGGATGTCTTGGCAGTAAAAGTATTGGACATAGATCTAATTCCAGTTAAAACAGATGAGGCCCAATACTTTTTAATTAAGCATGAATATGGCGTTACGGCCATGAAGGCAACTTATCATACGGTCTATTCATTGCTTCAAATGAAAGCTAGATTTCCTAATCAAGATAACCCACTAGAATCAGGTGGATTCTATCTAAGTGTTATAGTGATTCCTGAGGTGGAAAAAAGACGGAAAAAAAGTGACGTGGTTCATATTAGTCAGTCTTTTAAACAAAGGCTTGAAGAAAAATTCCATCAAAGTGATCTCTCAAAAGGTAATTCTAGTATCGACTTGACTCATCTTCTAAGATCAATGCAAGAGGAAAGTCGGGTGAATTTATTTGCCAAGCCTGTATTTATTGCCCTTGTTGCTTTCTTCTTTACCTTAAAAGCTATCAGTCTGATGTTTCGACTGCGCAGGAAGTTTAGACGGTTTGATTCCTTATTTCCAGCCTATGCCTCTCATACAGACCAATTGATTAAAGATGCGGACTACAGTGACAAAAAACTGGAACTCCTTGTGCACCAGGGCATTCTCGTATTTTATGGTATGGATTTTGAAATACTACCAGTAGATGACATTGAAGAAATCAAACTGTTTAGGGTCCATAGAAAAAGTTTTTATCGCTACAAGATGAAGATTATCTTTTATTCAAGTCGCCGGCCTTATGTTTTTGAAATTAAAAAAAGTAATATGGAGGCCTACTATCCCTTCATCGACTATTTAAGAAGTCTTGCACCAATCGTTGTTGAAGATGGATGGAAGATGAATTACAGGTAAAGGGATTGGGGCCGATAATCTACAAATAATCCTAAAAAGTGACTCGAGGCAAGGTGATGGATGGTGCTTCGAGTC